TGAGTACTGTGTACTGCTTATCTGCATCAGATACTTGAATAGGTATGATTTCAGGCTTACTGTTTGCATCATCACTAAATGTTAGTACAAACTTACCTGCATTATTACTACCAGTAAACTTCTTAGCTATTTGTTTTTCTATCTGTACTCGTTCTTCTCTTGTAGGTACTCCGTTAGCAAAGTTAATGAAGTACGAGCCACTAAAACCGTTAGTAATATTGTTTAGATGATAGTCAGAAGTAAGATTATCTATCTGTATCCAATTTGTACTAGCAACATAGTCAGGAGTGTGGTACAGTTCCATAGCAGGACTGTATAAACCACTATATAGTAATTGGCTACCTTCACTTCTATCCATCATATTAAATGGTGCTATGTGTTTAGGTGCATATTCTTTCTTTCTGTATTGTGTCCAATCAGAGCAAACATAGTAACAAGGTACTTTACCATCTTCATCAGGTACACCTATTCTTACTTGCTCTACTGGTATGTGGTGTAATTCAGCTATCTTAGTCTTATCCTTAGACCATATTACATTGATAGCGTATGCACCTTGTAATTTTAAATCAAAAGCTAATTTAACAAATAGTTCGTGTGCAGTTTCTTGACTGTTAACCGATGCTAAAAATTTCTTTAGTTCTACATACTGTGATAGGTCATCACTTTCGTCTATAATAAAATCTTCTCCTGCTATCATAGCAGAAGTTGCATTGATTATAGCTGCATTAGTTGCACTATTGTTGTATAAATCTATCAAGTATTGTGGGTAGTTGTTTTTGTACTCACCATCACCGTAGCCTATCCAATCAGCACCGTTTACTTCGATACTCTTTGGCTGAACTTCGTTAGTTAGATTTATGTTAATTAGTCTTTCTTTCATTAGAATTTGTATTCGTTATAGTCTAAACCCATAAAAGAGTGTACTCCGTTACCATCTATTTCTACTGCGTATGATTTCCACCCTCTTGGGTGTGAATATACTAAAACTTCTGCTTCTGCATCAACAGGCTCTAAACCTTTCCATAGTACGTCTAAGTGATACTTGTCAGAAAGTACAGGTGCTTTTACTTCTTCGCCTTCTTCATTGTATTCTCCTTGTTCTAAGACTATATAGCCTAGTTTAACGATACAATGCTTATGTGTTGGGTATGTGTTACCATCATCATCAGTAGCTACTCCTAAAGCAGTTATTTTATCTTCTGCTTGTTCTAAGCTATCAAATTCGTATTTTCCTATCTTATTCATAATTAACTTGTTAAATTTTCTAAATCTGTATCGCTTAATGCTTCTTTATATACTCTTACTGCTTTGCATTTGCCGTAAAAATTATCAGTTCCTGCACCATTATCAAAAGCTAATTCTGTTAGACCTATTGGAGCAGCACCACTTGTATCTGTTGATACATTTATTCCGTTTACATACATTTTATAGTCATCAGCTTTATAGCTAACTGCTACCTTTATAAAGTCAGTTGCATCACTTAAAACATTATTGTAATTAAAAACACTAGAATTACCTGACTTAACATTACCAACAATTCTATTATCTGTTACACTATAATAAAACCTAACCACATTTGATGTTGTTCCATCACCAATACTTATAGGTCTATTAGTTCCATCGTTAGCTAAAGCTGCTATCTCTAAATACAATACTCCTTCTTCACTATTAAAGTCAGCAGATGAACCTGCACCTGTGCAAGTTTCTGCATCTCTAGTAACCGTTGAGCCATTAGTAGGTATGTAAGAAGTTGTATATGTGCCTTGTTCTAGTTGACCACCCCAAGCTAGTATGTCTAAATCTGCATCAGAGCCTTGTGATGGTCTGCAACCAAAGTTAAAAAAAGCAGAGCCTGATGAATTATTACAAGACACCTCAAATCTTTGCCACTGTGTAGTAACTGTATAAGAAATAGCTAAAGAATTTCTACCGTAAATAGTTACCTCTTGATTTTCAGTAGTATTACTTTTTAAGTATATTGAAATATAATAATCATCATTAAAAGATGTAGTAGCTTCACTTTTTAAAGCATAGCCAGTAGTGCTATTTAATTGCAATCTTGTTGCTTCATTTTCTCCATTAGGTGCTAGTGCATAATTAGAAGTAGATGTTATTGTGCCATTACTAACTACGTCAGACCATTGAGAAGCATCATTACTATACTCTATATAATTAGTTCTCTGTGGTTCAAGTAATAAATGACCATCAGTATTATCTGTAAAGTCTATACGAGGTATTCCTTCTTTACCGTTAGTGTATTGGTATTCTAATGCTTCTGTACCCTCTACTAATTGTCCACCGTAGATATAGACACCATTTAAATTTCCTGTTCTATCAGGGTAAATTTGTAAATAACCATTTGAAGCACTTGATGATGATGTAATATTAATAGAAACCCTCTTCCAATCATTTTCAAAATCTTCAATCAAATAAGAATTAATAGAAGATTGGTCTACAATTTCAAAATTATTTAAGGGATTTATTGCTAATCTAAAAAAAGAACTTCCATCATAAACCTGCATTCTAACCTCTTGACTTGTTTCAGCTTTAAAAAACAAAGAATAACTATAATTGGTAGAAGCAGAAAAGGATAAATCATATCTTAAAGCATTTGTACTTGAAGAAGAAGAAGAAAGCAAGTAACTTTGTAATCCTCCACTTGGGTTTGTTATATTAGATAATATTGTTGTTGTACCTGCATCAATCCACTCACTAAAATCTTCACTATAATCAATTAAATTATAAAAACTTGCATCTTTGATTAAGCCATCTTTACCTACATAAGTAGCTCTAGTACCCCTAGAAACAGTAAATTCAGTATTCTTAAATCTACCATTGGTTTCTTTAGCAGCTAGTAAATTACCATCTTTAACTGCCCATTGACCTTCACCTAATTTTACTATACCTTTTCCCATTATATAATTGTATATCCGTTAGCTTGTGCTAGTTCGCTAAATGAACCGTAGTTAGTTATTCCTGTTAGTAGTTCTAGTTCGTCATTTTCAAGAGCCTCATCAAATACTGCTAGTTCTTTTACTTCTCCATAAAAATCTAAAGCACCATCACCTGCATCAAAATTTAATTTTGTTAGTGTATTTTCAGTAAAAGTACTACCACTTGTATCAGTATAAACTTTAATTCCATTCACAAATAATCCAAAATCATTAGCCTTATACTTAACTGCTATTTTATTAAATGTTTTAGTATTTATAGAGTGAGAATAAGTTGATTGCGTAGAACCATTATATACTCTATAAGTTAATCCATTTGAAGTATTAAAGTATAGCCATACTTGTTGTGATGTATCTGCATTACTTAAAGATATTAACCTATTAGTACTATCATCTGCTAGTGCAGCTATCTCTGCATATAACACACCCTCTGTACTATTTATTAATGTACTATTACCACTACCTGTTAGTGTTTCTGTTGCTCTTGTAACTGTACTACCCGTTAGTGTTGGTATGTATGATGTAGCGTAGGATAAGGCTTCTAGTTGTACTCCCCATATATATATTCCACTTGTTCCATCTCCTTGAAAAGTAACACCTGCATCAGATGCACCATAACCACTATTAGGTATTCCAACTATATTAGGTGCAAAATTAGGTGTAGTCGCACTTGTCGTGTTTGTTAGTGTAATTCTATACCAACCATTACCAACATTATTTATAGATGTATCTAGTGGACTTGAATAGGTTTCTAAGACACTACCTGAACCACTTAACTCATATACTGCTGCACAAGGATTACCACCTGTACCTTGTCTAACATATAATCTTTCATATTCGTCTGCTTTTGCATATAAACTAAATGTATATGTAGTAGATGCAGATACAGAAGGTACAAGAAAAATATTGTGGCTAGAATTAGAATTAGATGCTATTACTTTATCAGCGTTTAAAAGACCACTTGGACTTATTGATGAATTAGATATTGTTGTAGCATTAGTTTCACCCCACTCACTTAAATCTTCACTATAAGTAATAATATTAGTAGAAGTAGGCTCTAACAACCAATGCCCATTCTCTCCATTACTATCATAGTTTATTCTAGCTAAATCTACATCTTCACTAAATGTAACATCTTTTACTGATATGTTGTCTATTGAAAAGTTACTTCCTGTACTCTCACCATAAAAAGCTAATGTGGATTGTGTGCTTGGCATTGTAAAGTACAAATCATAATCTCCATTTGCATAATCAGTATAACTAGAACCAAAATAATCTACATTACCTGAACCATTGCCTATAAATATTGAAGCGTTACCACTAGCGTTAGATACTGTAAATTTTATATTGTAAACATTACCACTTGTTAAACTTATGTTTTGAATTATTGCAGAATTTGAACCACCTCCATAAGACGCTACACCATCTTCTACACTCCACCCTGTACCTAAAGTCCACCTATCGTTAGGGTCAACTTGTTGTACTGATACGTTGTCTATTTCACCATCAAAAACACCACTTGAACTTGCATAAAATCTAAAAGCATCATTTGTCGTGGTTTGTTCTAAATATATGGTGTGTGTACCATTTGTAAATTCTGATGTTATAGTACCTGTTCCTAACCTTACTCTTACTCCACCTAATGTGGTATTAGCAATAGTAAAAACTATTTTATAAAATTTATTTTGTACCAATCCTATGCCTTGATTAATATTATTGTATGACGTTGTTGTTAATATTAATTTTCCATTAACAATTTGCCAATCATTACCAACATTATTATTCCAATCACTATCAGTAGCAAAATCTCCATTTGTAACTAAATCATCACCCAACTCCTCAAAATCACCATTAAGTACTAATTCAGGGTCAGTAATACTCTGCATATCTTGTACTAAACCATCAGAGTTTATTCTTGTAGCACTACTTGCTCTATCGAAGTCAAAGTCTGATGATACGTCTATTATTGATACGTTGTCTATTGAGCCATCAAATGCTTGTTGTTGAAATCTAAATAAATCAACATTAGATGTATATATAACTTCATATGTACCATTGCCACTATATCTTTCATCTAAACCATCAGCTCTGTCAGCAGGTAGCACTCTAAATGTACCACTAATCCAATCTTTTATTTCAAATGTTATTTTTATTGTTTTGCCACTTAATCCTGATATATTTTGTGCAACATAATCAAATGATGCACCATCACCTTTTACTACTCCACCTTCAATACTCCAACCACTACCTAAAGTCCAATCCGAATCTGTGTCAAAAGTACCATTAGTTACAAGTTCATCACCTGTATAAGTCTTTACAGAGTGTACCCTTGCATCAGAATATGCAGTAGGTGTAAGTAGTATAGATGCTTTGTCTAGCAACTCATAGTTATCAATATCCTTAACTACTTGCTTACTATCAGCAATATTCTCGCTATAAGTAGCACGACCTTTTAAAGCAGTAAAAAGGTTATCAATGGCACTAGCCATCACACCCCTTACCGTTAGTGATAGTTTTTTAGCTAAACTAAACATATATTTTAGTTGTTATATCCTACTGCTAAACCACTTGTTAGTGTGATTGCAGTAATGTTCATAAATAAAGTTGTACCTGCTCCTATAGTCGTTTGTAGTGCAGTTTCTCCTGTGCAGTTATCTGCTGCAATAGAACTGATTACGCTTTCTGTTACGAAATATACTGCATAATAGTCTTTAGAAGTCTGTGCAGCAGTTGTAAATACCTCTACCGTACCTTTTTTACCTAATTGTTCTTTTAATAAATCTGCTGTGTTTTTTACTGACATAATTATATACTTATATATTGTGTGTTATTATTAGTTGTATTCTTATTGCTTGTTGGCGTGTATTCTGTGTATGATACCTCTGTTACACTATTGTCTTTAACAAGTGCTTTACCTCGTTCTATGATGTTATCTTCTAAACCAGTATCATCGGTTAAGTCATCAGCATCAACTTGGTATATGGTGTATGTATAAAAGCCTTTAGCACCTAAATTAATATCTACACCCTCTACAATTCTTAATTCACTATATCTAGGTGTAACAAGTTCTGTTGGGTATAAGTAATAGGCTTCTTTAGTCATATCATTAACCAACTTAACAAAGATATAAGGATTAGTACCTATATTCTTTTTACCTGCTAAATTGAATTTAACTCTATTTGTTGTATCTTTAAATATAACTACCATATTATAAAATATAAATAATAGTGTTTTATTTAGGTTTAGTCAAAAAAAAAGTGGGAAAAACCCACCTTTTCTTTAAATATTATTGAATTATTACGATACTGTTACAGTAAAGTCTGCATTATCGAAAGGAGTAGTAGTATAATCTGCAACCATTAAAGCTGGACTATCTTCCATTCCTACGAATGTTAAATCGTAACCGTTCATATCTCCAAATGCTACACCACTATTAGCAGTACCAGTTGTTAACTCCATACCGTTAGTTACACCTAAACATAGGATAACTCTTTTACCAGCAGCGTTAACTCCGTTTGTTTCAACGAATACTAACAATCTGTTCTGTGCTAAAAGTTTGATTTCGTTTTGGTCTGCTACACTTAGTTTGTGTAGTTTTACGTTTACTGATGGCTCATAGAATACTGTACCGTTCTCTGCACTTGCAGTAACTGTTTCAGTAAATGAAGCAGTACCTCTTACTACGTTGTATTTAAACAAGTCAGTAGTTATATCAAGGTCAGAAACAGAACCAGCACTATGAACAACAGTAGCATCTTCTAATTGGCAGAAGTAAACTGCTCTTACACCACCAATGATGTCTTTACAATCTAATGCTCTACCTGATGTTAACTCACAAGCCATATTTTTTTGGTTTTATTAGTTAAGGGGGGCGTTAACCCCCCTGTACTTATTTTAATTATGATTGGTAAACGATGTCTGCACCAATACCGTGCTGAACTCCACCTGTAAACTTAGCCACTACCCTTAAATTATCAGAACCATCTAGGTCGCTCATATCGAGCATTCTAATTTCAGAGTGGTCAGAGATTAAATCTGTACCAAAGAATAAGTTAGATTTTTGTGCTGCAACCATTTTGTTGTCAGGTAAACCTTGACAAACTGCAATTTTAACACCTTCAAACTCTGGAGAATACTGCCCCATATGGTTGAAAGGAAATGCAGATAAAGCAGAGATAGCAGAAATATAGAAACGGTAAGTTTTAGCGTTCATATAGATATACAAATCTTCTTTAGTGTAAACTTGTGCAGGAACGGCAGCAACTAATGACTGTAAGTTAGCAATTACGTTGTCAGCAGTATAAGCAGCAGTTGCACTATCAGTACCAACAGTACCGTCAGTTGCAAAGTAACCACTCGTAGCAGTCAAGAAACCCTCGAACTGACCAGCAGCATCTTCATCACCACTCCAAATAGAACTTTCTACTGCATCAGCAATAGTTCCACTTAGGTAAGACATAACAAAAGCAGTAAAATCACCACTCATATCTCTGTTGTGTGCGCCAGCTCTCATTTGAGCAGCCTGCCAGTCAGCTAGTAAGTCTTTCTTACATAGGTCAACGTTAATCTGTAATTCTTTTGGATTAAGTATTCTTTCTGTTAAAGTAAGAGTACCAGCATCATTAAAATCACAAGAAGCGTTACCTACTAATGAAGCACCTGCAACTGTTGTAATGTTTCTTTTAAATTTTACATTCTCTAATACGTTTAAGTATTCAAGAGATGTAGCGGACTTTAATGCAGCAGCAATATACTGACCTGCGTGTTCGCCCGAATAGTTTGAAGTAATATCAAATCCCATTTTCTTAATTATTTATTTAGGTTATACAAATATTTTTCTTGTGCAGATAGTTTCATATAGTCTGCACGACTTAATTCCATTTTTGGAGTGTTGGAAGTGAATTTATGAGCCTTTACAGGTTCTGCACTTGGTTCACTACCTAAATCTTCAACTTGCTTAGATAACTCAATGTTTTCTGTTTGTAAGTCAACGATGTTTTCATCTTTAGCTAAATTCTCTCCTCTTAGTTCGTCTAATTCAGCTTTGATTGTATTTAGTTCGCTAGTAACGTTTTCTAGTAATTCTCTTACTACGTTACCAACTTCTTCGAGCATAGTATCTTCAGTAGTAGCTTCTTCTTCCATTTCCACTTCTTCTGTTTCTTCTTCTTGCTCTACTTCTTCTTCTTTGGCAGATACTTCTGTTACTACTCCGTTTTCATCAGTAGAGAACTCTGTACCATCTTCTAAAGAGTATGTACCTTCAGGCATTGGAGTTTGCTCACCATCTTCTGATAAGATGTTAAGTACTACGCCTTCTGATAATTCGTCTGCTTCTGACACTATGATAGTACCATCAGCTAATTTAGCTTCGTAAGCTAATTTTACTTCTTGTTCTTCGGTATCTATACCTAAAGCAACTTTTATACGTTCTTTTAAATCCATTTTGTAATTTTTTTTAAGTGTCGTTAATATAAAATATAATTTAGTTTGTTTTGTTTTATTTTCGGTCTATTTGGTCTAACTTTCTTATCGCCCACTCTATTCCACTTGTACCACCCCAAGCATCGTACATTATACCACCACAACCTTCGCTATATGGTACGTCTTTGTGTTGCTGATGTCTTTTAAATGATGCCATACGAGCAATAGTATCTCTACTAATAGGCTTTTTATCTGCTAATTGTCTTGCTCTTGTCCAGCCTACTTTAGTTCCACAACTACTACCATTTTCTTCTTTATACTTAATTGCTTTCTTAGCATTATTACTAGCACTATCAGGATAATCAGTATAGCTTTCAAATTCCTCATTTATAATAGTATCTAAAGCATCTAAAATATCGTGGTCAGAACAAGGCATATATACTGTATTACCCTCTAATTCGTGTTCGTGGTAGCCATCGCAACCTAATTCTTTAGCAACCTCAAGTGCATCTTCTACATTGTCAAATACAGGGAAGCCATCTATCTCACCTACTTGTGCATATTTCTTCTTTTTCTTCTTTTTCTTATCAGTTTTAGCTAGTGTTTCCATCTTATCTACAAAGTAGCCTTCTATACTTAAACCTTTTAACTCTCCACTCTTGATACGTTCCCATACCTCATCGTTGTTTACTCGCATAGACACAAACCAAGTACCTTTTGGTAATTCATAGCCATATAAATTACTCTTGTCGTTTTTACTATCCTCTACTATCCAACTTTCTACTGTATGCACCCCTGTAACCTTTTCTTCGTGTTGTAGAGTAGCATTGTTAGTGTTTTGGTGCTTCATATACGCTTCTGCTGCTTTACGAACTGTATCAGCAGTAAAATACACATAGTAGTTACGGTCTTTGTTAGCATCGTATCTGTATATCTGCTTGTAAGGTATAAGTGCAGGACTTACCAGTAGTCTTTCTTCTTCGTTTACCTTAGCAAGTGTTAAATTGTTCTCTACATCGTTAAAATACACAAAGTCAGTTTCTATTGCAGGAGATGTAACTAAAGATATAGCATCTATTGCTAGTTCTTCGTTGTTCTCATCTACAATTAGTTCTACTATGTCATAAGTATCGTTTGCTTTCTCACATTCTTGTAGGGTATCGTACTTACAATCACCATCACCCCATTTATATTTTCCGTTATCACATTGTTTACAAGGCATAATCTTTTTTTTATATTGTTGCTTTTCTTCTTATTTTACTTAATTTATCTTGTTGCTTAGTCATATCATCAGCTACTACAAAGGCTTTGACAACTCCCATAGTCGTTCCTCCTGCACCTTCGCCACTTGCAAATGACCTACCACCACCTGCTTCGTTAATTGCACTTAGAAGTGGTTTAAACATTCTTGTACTACGAGCATTAATTACACTTTCACCTTTAGATAGTCTAGCACTTACGCTATCACTTGTTCCTGTACCAAAACCACTAACCATACCACCTTGTGCAAATTGTGGTTCAGGTGTACTTAAAATACTTGTTACATTTTTAAAACCTGCTGCTGCCGTAATACCTGCTAAAGCTATGTTAAAAGGTGGAGGTGCTGATGCTAAAGCAGCCGTAATACCTTGATAAGTGTTTATTGTTGATTGTACTACTGCTGCTGCTTTACCTGCTGCACTTTCTTCTCCAAATACACCTTTAATACCTTCTAAAGTTTGTAAAGAAGCATCTAACTTAGATTTTTGTACTTTTATAGCTAATGCTTCTTCTGCTTTAGCAGCTTCTAATCTTATTTTAGATTGTTCTTTTTCATATTCAGTTCTAGCTTTCTCACTTTCTAAACGTATTTTTTCTTGTTCCTTTCTACTGTTTTCTTTTTCAGTTTCTTCTGCTTTTATTCTATCAGATTCTTCTTTAGCATCTGCATTTTTTTTAGCTTGAAATTCCCTACGCAATGTTTCTTCGGCAGTCATTAATCGCTTTCTAGTCATAAATGATGTAGTCTGCATATCAATAAGCTGCACTTCTAAAGATGCTAATTCATCTAAATCTTCTGCTAAACTTTCACTTTGCTCAATTTCAATTCTTTTAGCTTCTAATTTTTCTTTTTGTAGCTTAATAGCTTTTTCAGTAGTTTGGATTTCTAATTCATTAGCAGTCTTTAATGCTTCTAAACGCTTTTCATAACTTGCAGTTTCATCTTCTGCTAATAATCTAGCTTTAGCAATTTCTTGATTAGTTTTTGCTCTTTCTTTACTAAAATCACGTTCAGCATCTCTAACTCTTTGTAATGTTTGAGTTAGTTCAATCATTGCTTTAGTTTCTTTAACTATTTCAGCACCTAATCCTGTTACTGCTGCTTTTGCATCTTCTGCTGCGCCTTTAAAATCACCTTTAAACACTTTAACAATAGCACTACCAAGAGAACTTATTCTATCTGTAATAACTGCAATAGTTGCACCTACTGCTTTAAAAGCAACTTGTAATTGTTCAGCACCTTTTTTAGTATTAGTAAAATAGGATATTAATGTTCCTATTATCACTACAAAAGCACCAATACCTGTTGATATTAATCCTGCTTTTATTGTACCAAACATTGATTTAGCAATAGGTATAACTTTAGAAAAAGCTGATTTAACAGAATTAATACTTACACCCATTACGCTAAAGTTACTAGCAGCTTCTTTAGCTTCTTTACCAGTTTCTTTAGTAGATTTCTTAACAGTTTCTAATTCCTTTTTTACATCAGAAACATCTGCGGTCAGTTTTAATATTACTTCTTCTTGGTTTGCCATTTGCCTAGTATTATCTCGTTAAAATCTGTTTTGTCTTTATATTTAGTTATCAAGGGTAGTACGTCTTTTAATGCACTAAACCCTACTTTGATAACATCACCCATTAACTTAATCTCTGTTGCCTTATCCATATCTTACTTCTGTTATTTGTAGTACTACTGTCCAATATACTGTATGTCCACTCTCGCCCTCTACTTTTACTTGTATGTAATCTTGACCGTTACTATGTGGTGCAAATTCTATATCATAATCTAAATTGCTATCTCTAATAGATGTACCTTTAGCGTGTCCTACTTCTGATAAAGCATTATTAGCGTATTTATATGCAAAGTTACCATAGTTACACCATATCTGATTGCTATTAGCATTTAATGCACTAACTGTGTATTGTACCATAAATGAACTCTCATAATCTTCATTTATATATAACCTAGCACCACTATGACCACCTAAAAATATTTCAGTAGGTAATTGATTAGTAGTAATACCATCAAATTGTTGTATTGATAGTTTTGCTCTATTTGGTATTTTAGATGAACTATAAACTAATTCTCCAAAGTTTTCTGCATAAGCGTTCTTACCTATTGCTATTGCATTATCAGCGTTCTGATGTATAAGGTTTTTAAATCCTAAAGCTACATTGTTTACACCACTTATAATCTTATTACCTATACCAAGTGCATAGCTACCACTAGAAGCTAGTATATTGCCTTTAGGCTTGTTCTTATCACCACTTGGCTTAGTAGTTGTGTTATAAGCGTAACACACAGAGTTTCTATAATTAAAACCATAGCTTAAACAATCTTCTTTTGTTCCTACTGTTGTACCTTTTTCTGCAACAAATAGTACTTTACCATCACTATCTATACTGTCTATCTTTTTCATATTCTAAGTAGTTCTACTTTTGCTAAACTATTTTCATCTGTATTATACTCTATCTTATTTACTCTGTATAATTGGTCTTGTATTTTTATTGGATTACCAAAGCTAAATGTAGATATATCTGATGGCTTTAGATATAATTCTGTTTTAAGTATTAAACCATTAGTTACATTAAACTTTTCGTTAATATACGAAAACCAATGTGTGTTAAACAAAGTGTTGACTGGTATTGCATTTAAAAGTGGTGTATATGTAGGATTAGTATATCCAAATAGCAAGGAACTACCACCAACCGTTAAGAATGTTAAAGGGTCGTCAAATACTATGTTATTAATAAACTCTTTATAAGGTGTACCACTATTTATATTTTTATACCCTATGCCAAATATTTCACCTTCATTAATATCTTGTATATTTAATTCTATATCAAACGGTAATACATTTTTAAATATAAGTCTAGGTGCATTATCAAATGGTTCTAATGTTTCATCACCTGATGTTGCTATGTGTTGTAGATTTATATTTGTATTGTCTAGTTCCTTTATAAAAGGTGCTGCAAATACACTAAGTTCTATTTGTTTGGTTTCATCACTATCTACGTCAAATTCTAATGATTGCATACCGTAATCTGTTAACTGTGTTTTTTTAAATTGCTGATGGTAGTAATCATCACTATCCTCTGCGTGTTTAAACTCTATACGTTTGGGTATCTCTATTGGCTCTACTACCATTTCATTAATATTAACCTTTTGTGTCCAATCTAAAGTGTTATTATTAATAAAATCATTGTAAGGCTCTATTTTAAGTAGATTGTTTTGCTTACTTTCTATTGTTAAGTTAAAAGCAGTAACAACATCTTTAAGTATATCAGCTAATTTTATATCCCCTCTATTTGATTTAACTTTACTATCAGCAGATACATCTAAAATTTGTAAGTTTAATTCTGCACCTGCATTCGCTATATGTAATTCAGCAAAAGGTGCAATAAATTGTAATGTAACATCATCGCCTTCTGAAACGTATATACTACCAGTAAAGGTGTGGTCTTTAACTGTTACTTGTCCAAGAGCAGGTGCTTCATTAATAAAAACATATCCTATTTGTGTATCG